TAACAGGTCTCGTCCTTCCGACCTAGCGAGTGGGCCTATATTACTGGCTAACCACTCCTCACCCTCACGTATCCCTTCTTGCAAATAGAAGTTATTAGACAATAAGGTGAGTTCCTCGTTACTTCGAGGTGAATATTCCGGCCACTCAAATGGTAGTGCGGCTGTCGGTACGATACCGTTCAGTACATCATGCTGTACTGGAAGAATATTCTGCATAGCAGGAAAGGCCTTTCCGGTGGGCCATTGAAAACTTTTATTCATGATAATAGTTCCTTCATGCATGCGGGGGAAGATACCTTCTTCACGAAACGTCAAGTTAACCATTGGGACCTTCTCTGGTTCAGTTAAGATGTATCGATCCTTTTGTTCCCAAACACTGAGCTGTTGTTGGGTTAGAGGATGTAGGTTCTTCCACTTCTCCTGATACTCTGAGTGGAAATATCGGGATTTTGAACGTAAGCTTCGTTCTAATCCAATCGATAAGCACACAGAAGGGTCTCGGATTCGTACAAAATCCCCACCAAATTCCTTTCCAACATTCCAATTGTACACTGATCCGAAAGAACTAAAAAGTACCTTTCGTGTGACTAGTGAGACAAACTCCTGTTCCGGGATATAACCATTTGGTATGGTTTCTGATCGCCGAAGGAAAATGGTTTTTGGTAGAGCTTCTTCCATGAGCATCCTAGCTTCTTGACTTGCTGCTGCTGCAAAAGCAGGCTGTTCACCTAGACAAGGGAGGGAAGTAACGAATTCTTCGGGGTGGTCGAGTAAGTAATGGGCCAATTTCCGAGCCTGCACTGAAGAGGAAAGAATACCCCGTCCTGAGGTATCTTCCAGACCCATACCACCTAGTGGACAAGGTAAGAACCAATCCGTAGTAAACGGTCGATTCCCCTTCCACAAATTTCTTCCAGTTCGACAATCCTCAGGACGATGTTGAGCCATCTCAAGGACACAACGCCACGTGTCTAAGAATAGGCAATTCATTGAATGTCGAATAGAGCCAGTACTATTACCAAGCCAGGCCTTCTGTATTCCGGGAAGGATCTGATAATTCTCAGGACGGAAGAGGTCATCAACTTGTGTAATAAGACCATGCTTCCTGGACTTCTTAAAAAGAGTCCGGAGATACTCCTGAATCTGGTGTTCTTGTTTTAATTTGAGGTCTGCCTTATCTTTACTGGATTCCCAGGGAACAGTACGTTGATAAGCAGAACCACTAGGACCCAAAAAGTCCATATTAAACCAATGTACATGGTGGAACACTTGAGAAGGGAGTTGACCTTCTGGCTTGGTATAATGGCAAGGACGTGCAAAACAGACTTTAGGAGCAGCTGTGATGCAGTGATTGGTGCTAGTTCTCGTGACAAGGTTATCTACCCTCAACTCCAATTGCTCGACTTGTAAACTTGGTTCTACTTTTCTTCCACTTTCATAACGGTTACCCGAGCTGCGCATAGGCTGTGATTTTATCACAGCGCCAGCCTGAAAGAGAGTAGAGTTCATTACAAGGAACTTAGTTGACGTATAGGTCTTGCCAATGCTGGGGTGGAGACCTCCCACTGAAAGGATGCCCTTCCAACATTGATAACCGACATCAGTAGTCGGGAAAACAGCATCATCGCCATTAATTAATAGTTCGAGATTATCCAAGGGTCCAACATCGGAGAACCCAGACAGTTCTTGCGAATCTCGAATTAGAGCTGCGTTAATAAGACAGAGAACAGGAAAACTCGCTGGGGAACCCATCAGCTGTCCATTCTTTTGTTCACCACATGAGGATGAAGTCTCAATCATGTGTCCTGTCAAAGCTTTCTTGAAAAGTTCTCTGAAGTAAAAGGGTAACTCACAAACAGTAGAAATTTCATCAGCGGCAGCTTCGGATAAACGACCAGAAATAAGATTCGTTGCGGATTTGTAATCAACGCTGGCGTAAAACTCATTTTCTTTTAAAGGTCGCTTGAACATCTTTTGTACATTATTCCTATGAATAGGAACACCCTCTAATGTACCACCAATCAATTCGAATGTTTTTGAATGGCGGAGATGTCCATGGAGCCATTTCTGCAGATACATAGCCCAATTATAATCCGACGGAGGACCACAGGTAATGGTACGGATTTTGAGGGGTTCTGCAAGAGTGACTATTTTGGCGGGGAGAGGCTTGTCCGATAGGGGAGCCCGTAACAAGCAATCTCGGGCCTGGATGTCCATGATGGCACGATAGTACCAATGGAAAGCCCGGACCGGATCTCGACTAATCTCCTCCTGAGGAGGACGGAAGATTGTGTTCAACGTAACATGTGCATCCTGGTATTGACCAGATACGACATGATTAAGAACAAGCTGTCGAGTCCATTGTACGCCAATGGGGAAAGGTATAACCCGGGACAATGCCGCAAGTACCTCTCGCTCTGAAACCTGAAATTGGGCCAAAGCTCCTCGAGCACCACCAAGGTGCCGAGGTTGTGAGATTCCATTACCACTGAAATGTCCGCGGGAAGAGACATTGTGGTAAGGAGCGTGGTCTTTCCACTTTACACCTGTGAATTTCTCGCGAACAGTACGTCGAACAGCAGCTTCAGCATCTTCAATGCTGTATTGTTTTCCCTTATTGGGCCCTGCTGGTAATTCAAAGGTTTTTAATTCCTGGGGAGTTGTAAGAATCTTGAAGCTCTTTTCCGCTTCCAACTCCAGCATCTCATCTGATGCCTTCGGTGCTAATCGTTT